CTCCCAGCGAGAGTGAGGATTATCTCCCTCCCAGCGGTTTACACCACCGGGACCCACCTTGTTTTGATGTCGACGGACAAGGGCCGTCCTGCACGCAGCAAGTGCTTCTCATCCTCGAAGGGTTTGACCCCTCGTTTCAGGAAGTACTTGGTCAGAGCGCCGAGAGAATCCAAGTGCGAACTTGGAAGTCTCGAGGATGATACAGATGCCTTGACAATGGGCACCTGCCAATCCTTATGGAATCCGTTTACGGTAAGATCATCACCGTAAACAGTCCATCGGCCCAGAGCAGCAGAATTGCGAGCCACGACTGGGTATTGCGGCAGGAACTTCTCCACAATACTGTCGAGGTACGCTGCCGTCTCATACAATCCCTTCTCGAAGAAGAGATTGCGAGTTGCGACAGTTGACACAATCTGCTCTGCGTGTGCACGTGAGGTGGGGAACTCGCTTCTTATCTTGACCGGAGTAACATCCCGGCCAAGGAAGTAGTCCCCACCACAAGACTCTCTGAACCCTCCGGTCCAGAAAGACTTGGATCGATTCACTTTCATACCATAACTGGTGAGTGAATCTATCACGTGCTCCACGAAGTCTACAGGGACAATGATATCATCCCCGTAGATGCGTACCCGACCTCGCAAGGACTGAATGTCCTTCTTGGTTAGGCGGCGGCTAAGCGCTCGTTCAATCCCAACGAAAACGACCGTGGCGAAAACCATGGCCTCGATGGGAAAACACAGCGCTGAACCCATGGACGCGAACTTGGCTAGACGAATCGTCTTGCCATTCACATCAGCCTTCCTAGATCTACATGCTTGCACTCCATCACGAAGATGCGGGTGGTCCGACATGAGAGCTAGTACATGCTGATTCGAGACGCGGTCTGATGCTTCGCTCAAATCGAGCGTAGCGAGAGCCCCGGTTAGGGAACCCTCCCGAGCCAACTCACGATTAGGGAGCTGATCATCGAAACAGATGAGCCACTGAGAGATGTCATCCTCTCGGATAGCTTCCACGATTGCCTCGAGTATTCCTTGCTGCACGTATTGCATGCAGGTCGGCTCGATGGCAATTATTCGCGGCGTCTTGAGCGTCTTGGGGACGGTGATAACCCTCACGGGCCTCTCCTCCCCGGGTTCGAGG